GACACAGGCAATACTTTTGCTGGTGTACTAAACGGTCGTTACAGAGTGTATATCGATCCATACGCTGGTGCAAACTACCTAGTAGTTGGCTATAAAGGTTCTTCTTCATTCGACGCGGGTCTATTCTATTGCCCATACGTTCCATTGCAAATGGTTCGTGCAGTTGGTGAGAACAGCTTCCAGCCAAAAATCGGCTTCAAAACCCGTTATGGCATGGTTGCTAACCCATTCGCTCGTGGCGGCGCTGCTGCTAACGATGGTGGCTTAGTTGCTAACACTAACGTTTACTACCGTAGAGTTGCTATCGCGAATTTGTTCTAAGATAGCAAATAAAAATAAGAAAGCCGGGTTTAACCGGCTCGATTAAAACTAATTGGGATCCTTTCGAGGATCCCTTTTTTTATGCTAAGTAATCTGACAAATTATCTACTTTAGTTAAGAAATCGCTATAAGCTGCATTAACTTTTGTTTGATCATAAAAGAAGTATTTTTTAACTGCTTTCCAAAAGCTTGTTTCTACCATAGGGTAACCAAAAGAAAAGACTATGCATTCATAATGCGAGTAATTTCTATTTGATTGAATATTCCAAAACTTTGTTAATTCTTCATCAGTGTATGGATTTTCTCTGCATTTTTGCTGAGGAACCTCGTGAAATTTCTTATCATCATAAACAATATGCACTGTCATGCCGCCGTCATCCCACCACTCAGATTCTGTGCATGGTCTTTCTACTGAGTTAAGAACGTTGTCGTACCAATATACATTACAATCAAGCTTATCTACTTCAGAAATAAAATCGTGTTTTTGTTCTTTAGTGTTGAATAGCACACCAATATATCTGTGTCTAGAATCGTCATGTCCTTGGCAACTCGTAAACGTTAGATAACCTTTTTCATGTAAACTAAGAACTGCTTTTCTTATGCCAGGTTCTAAATTACGTTCTATGATATCAGAGTACTGGCTTACAAAACAGCTAATATAGTTGCCATCTTCATCTTTAGAGCAATATGTTCTGCCGTTAATTAAGTGATCATTACCTTTGACGAACATAGCATACTTGTGACGAGCTTCCGGAGATATCAAATCAGGTTCATTTGATTCCTGCTGGTATTGCTGCCGATACGGAGCTAATATTTCATAATGACTTTTCATAAGATACTCCATGAGGTTGAAGGGAGCCGAAGCTCCCCTCTGTTATCGATCTACTAAAGCAACTGCGCTTTGTGAATCATGATAATCCCCACTTTTGTAATACTCTCGGACAGCAGATTCTTTGTACATTGTGCCATCTTTAATACGGAACGACGTAATTTCGCGACGTACTACACCGTTTGTATCAGCATCAAAAGCATTTTTAAATGGTCCATCAGTCATTGCTAATTCCAATCCGCTTGCTCAGTGGCTCTAACACAGCTTCAGCGAATTGCATAAACTCTTCACTCTTTGCAGCTTCTTGTGCCAAGTTAGATGCGTGATAGATGCGAGCTAGCTTATTAAAGTCTTTCTTAGGTACTAAGCAGTCTTCAAGAATTTTCTCTGCAATAGACTTCATGTGATCTTTTTCAGCTTCAATGCGCACCATAGAATTAGACATTTCTTTTAGTGCGTCTTGGATTTGCTTACGGTGATCTTCTGAAATTATAGTTGGTAGTGTATCGCCGCCAGTTTGTATAATACCCATTTTACTTTCCTTTAGTTATGTGAGTTTGCCTTCTTCGCGAAGTTTAGCTCTGATTTTAGTTGCGCTTATGTTGTGAACTTCTTCACCGAGATCGTGTTGTGTAAACGTGTACCCAACTCCTCGGCCGTAGCTAATGTCGACAATATTAGGTACACACACGATAATATATTCGTAACCGTTATGATAACCTTCTTTTGAAAGACCTTCGCTGATACCTTCAATCACTTGAATTTCTCCAAAGGGGTTGTCACTTTGCTCTACTGTTCTACCAGCCCCTGCGTCTTTTCCTATAATACCACCAACATCTCTGACCATTATACAGACCTGTCCAGTGACGGCCAGAGCCTTTTTAAACAAGGCTGTATGACCAGTATGCCAAGGTTGCCAACGCCCTAGCATCTGAGCTGTGGGCTTCTGATAGTCAAACAAAGCCTTATCGTACATCTCTTTTTCCTTTCAATCCAATCTTAATATGCTGATACCACACACGTTCGTGAGCATAATATAAACCAAATTTAATAACTAAATCTGCTAAAAATACTGCTCCAATTGCTTTCGGTGGTAAACCAAAATACCAAGCAATTAATACTGTGGTTATACTAGCTATTATACGCCAAGTTACGGCTTTTGTCAAATGACGAATTTTACTTACTTCACTCATTATGTTTTTTACTTTGCTTTAGTTGGAACGCTCTAATCACTTCAACAAGTTGTGCATGAGTATCGGTAAACCATTCACTCACGTGATAATCAGCATTAATAGGTGATACAAACATTGCATTTGTATCTGCAAACCGACCTTCTTTAATCGTGTCCATCCATATAGTAAAGTCTGGATCAAAAGCAACACGAGCTTCTTCTGTAGGACACACAAAGTCTGCTACTGCAGTCTTACCAGCTCGGACGACACCATCACTTAAGTGTCGCATCCTATTTGCTTGTCGCATTCGTCCTTCTAGACTGAAATCCCAATCGTCGTAGTGAGTGCGAACTTCATCAGCATTAATATGTACAGCATCAATTAGCTTTGCAAAAGGGGCTGCCAAGGTAGTCTTTCCACTACCCGGCAATCCAAAGATCAGAATTTTCATATTAAGCGTCCGCCATTTCCAACGCTACATCTAACGCTTCAACTTTACGTTTTGCGTTAGTACCAAACCACGCCGAAGTCATACGAGTATCAGCTGAACGCCCAAGCTTGTGGTCAGCCATATAGGTAACAGCGTTGTATGCATTCCACCATGATCCTGGACGGAAGTGATCGCCGGGTTGGTTCTCAACGTATTCCATAGCTTGTTCTGCAGTGCGAGATAAAACTTTATCTTCACGGCTAGACTCACCAAAGATTTTACCAAAGAACCGCTCAAGCTGTGCACGATCATATTGCTTAGATCCGAGAAACTCTGCAGCTTCTTTGAATTTCTCTACCTTGTTGTGTGACAAGCCAAGAATTTCTTTTACTGCTGCTGGATCAAAGACTGAACGGTGATTAACACGTACTGAAGGCTGGTTTTTCTCATTAAGAGCCACTGCCAAAGTGTTATTGCATACAACACGTTCCATTACGAACTTAATGTCGATTGCTTTACCGTATTGATGTGGATTAGAGAATAACAAGTAGCCTTTAACTTCATCACCACCAAATAGTGAGAAACCGTCTTTGACGTCAGCTAATGCCCATACGATCTGACCATCTTTAAGAGAACCGGCGGTGTCCATCTGCATGTCACCAGCACTTACGAATTCAGAAAAGAAGTCGAATGCATCAGAGTTTTGAACTGGGTTCCAATTTTCACCAACTTGGGTAAGAATTTTACTATCAGTTGAACGAACTAGCGCTTGTTGGCCAGTTTTAAAAGTATCACCTTTGTGGCGATATAGAGTATCGATCTTTTCGACATTCCAGTCGAGACCTGCAGCTTGCATCATCTCACGCGGAGTCATGTCGTCTGATACTGGAGTACCAAGACCGTGCCAAGGTAGGCCTTTGCTTTCGCGGTAAGCCATTTGTGCAACGCCGTCAATCATTTCAAGTTCGTGTGCCATAATATAATTTCCTTTAGTGTGTTTGTTTATAATACTATTATACATCATTTAAGATGATATGTCAACAGTTATTTTCATTTAATTCCAAGTATTTTCTTTAGCATGATTTTAGCTTCTCCATCATCATAGAAGCCTTCTTCAGATGCAAAATCCATATTAGATGAAAGGAACAAATCTTCAGAAACTCCGTAGCAGCCAACCCAAAATTGACCATCTTCGATAGTGTCACACCGACGTCGTATCTGACCTTTGTCAGTATTGATAGTAAAGATAAGACCGGCTTCGTTTGCATTTACAAAGTTGATACCTAGATTTTCCATAATGTATTCCCTGTTGATTTACTTTATATAGCTATTATAGATCATTTAAGAACGAATGTCAACACCTTTTTGATCAATATTTTGTAATTTTTAAAATATTTTCGAACGACGGTGCTCTTTCACGGTTGCAGAATTGTTTGCATCGATCCGGCGCGGTTTCTACCGACTCCAAGGATTTATTAAATTTGATCCATTGATCTGATAGGACAATTTCCTCAATGTTTTCATTATTTTGTAATTTAAGTTCTTCGTCAAAGAGGTAGTGACTTGCGTGCAATTCAAACAGAGATGTTCTTTCAAACCAACAACAAGGTAGAAGATAACCTTGAGCAGAAAAATACATTTGCTCTCCTTGTTTGCATTTTGGATCCCACTTATTATCGTTTGGCATTTTTTCTTTCATGGCTCCATTGTGAGTCTGAATTGTACCCATTATTGTCTCTTCGAAGAACATATTCTTCAGAAGGTCTCAAAGGATCGTTTGGTGTAAATCTTGCTGATTTTTGAAGAAGAAACTCCACCTGAAGATCCTTTGCCATTTGTATGGCTTCTTCTATGGTGTGCTCATCATAATTAAAAATGATGTATTGCCAAACAGTTCTAGCAACATATTTTTTAGAAAGTTTCATCATTTCAAATAATTTTTCTCCGTCCTGATTTACCCTATGTTTATGGGAATCAGAAGGTAGCCCATCTATGCCAAAGACCCATCTTGCCTTTGGATTTGCCTTAAAGCATTCCTCAAAAAAATCCTTAGGTTTTTGTGATGCTGCAACGTGAATATGCGTCTTTATATTTCTTTCAAAACAATCACGAAGCATTTCTGGCAATTTTGGGTGCATGATGGGATCGGAAAAGACTCCACAAAAATTTACACATTTAAAATAATCACGGATCAGTGACCAATCGTGATCGCTCAAAAAGTTCCCCGGTACCTCTTTTTTATTCAAATATTGTGATCTGGCGCATTTAGGGCATTCAAGTGTGCATTTATTTGACAAATCCAAATTTATTTCTTTTCTATCAAGCATTTAATGTATTCCCTGTTGATTTACTTTATATAGCTATTATAGATCATTTAACAACGAATGTCAACAGTTATTTTCATTTAATTACAAATAATTTATGCCTAAGTAGTTAGCTAACTTAGTCTTCAACCAAGTCTTCTTTGGGACTCTGAGGTGAAATCCTGCGACCCAACTCGCCCCGATGGCCCGCGTTCAAGTGGCGCGTGACCAGCCCCGAGGTGTAATAAAGTTTTACTTCTGGTAGTGGAAAATCAAATGATAGTTGCTCTGGATCTATATCATAAAATCTAAATGACTGTTGCATATGTAACTCCTTAATGTAGAACTTGGCTTGGTGTTGGCAGCTCATCTATCATATCCCACGCGTAATGTCCGTGCCCTGATTTTACAATAGAAACGGTATCTACATATGGGCCAACAGTATTATCTATTACTGACGCAACAAAAGCTCGCGGATATCTTTCTCTAATGTAAACGTTCATATAGAAAAGAGCATCTTTTTCTTTAGCAAATCCTATAGCTTTAGTGATGCCTAATATATTGTTGTTAGAAAATAACGCAAGAAGACGTTTATCGCCAGGCCTACGATCCATGAAACTTAAGTTTTCATTTTTTGACGTTCCTAGGAATATGCCTTCTTCAGGATCAATAATTATATATTTTAATTTATTCTTCATAATATTTAAGCAACTCAATTTCCCCGTTTTTATCTAGCTTGCTTCTGATGTAGTTGTCTTTAATTAAACGATCTACGGTTGCTTCAATGATTATGGATGTTCTTGCACTTTGTGCACGTCTTTCCATAACTATGCCAACTAAAGTAAAAATAATTGCAGTGCCTAATAGCCAAATTTCTGTGTTCATGCGGCTAATTCTCCTTTAAAACCTTCCCACCAAGATGGGGCGGCGCGTCCCTTTTGCCATTTTGCAAATCCTTTAGAAAAGTGGTAATAATTACGATACGCTTGTACAGCGTTACCTTCTACCATACACTCTGGATAAGCTTTCATAGCTTGGGGGAATTGTGTTATATTATCGTTAGAGATGTTTGCTGGTGCACTTCTAAGCACATCTCTTAGCTTTTTGAAGGTCAGGTGTTGTTTACCAAATCGAAATTCAAACTCACTACAGAGGGCTAGAAAGTGCTTGTAGTGCCATTCATAGTTAGCTTTAGTTTCCATAGTCCATACAGTACAAGGGTGGTGATGATGCACTGCGTTATACAGAACACCGTCTAGATTATTATTCGTATGAATATACGCTTTTACCATACGTTTGCCAGATTTAGAAGGGCGCTTTTCCATATAGCCGTCGAGCATGCGATGGGCAGTTGAAAGCATTTGTCCTGCTTCTACAATCATCTTTGGGATATGCTTATCACACATCATTTCTGCAGCTTCAACAGGGCATTCAGACAGTACGAATAAATTCAATCTACAATCTCCATCAAACCTTCTTCTGCGGCTTCTACCCAAATGTGAGCGAAGTACTCTCCAAATTTTGCAACGAAATCTTTGTAGGACATTTCAGCTGCTTGTTCTTGCATTTCGACAACGAAGTTACCCATTTTGCTCATTATTGTACCCAGACATGATTAAATTTAGAAGGAAGATTTTCGCACGAATAGTTATCACTGTCAGCATAATTCAAAACAGTGATACACTCATTTGTTTTATAACTATACTGGACGTCAGGCAAAGATAACGCTGCATCTAAAGCTGCCCACAAACCTGCGATACATATACCGCTAATTAGTGTATAAAGAATAGTTTTATTAATATCCACAGAATTCACCTTAAGGTTGTTCAGAAGAAAAATCTAAATCAGTCATTGGCTCAGAAAAACCGCCGATGGCTTCCATGCCATTAAACTCGTTATCGATAATTTCTTGAGCTACATCTTCAAACATTAGAGTTACCTTGTACGTTTCCATTATGTCATTCCTTTGATTTACTTTATACTGCCATTATAGATCATTTAATAAGTAATGTCAACAGTTATTTTCATTTAATTTCAAGTTTTTTATGACTCCCAAACCATGACTTTGATAGATTCTTCGTCAGGAGTAGAACCAAGAAGTTGTTGAATTAATTCTTCGAGGTGATCGAAATTGTTAGAAGAGAATTGGATAAGTGGATTGCCGCCAGCAGGGCCGCAAAGCTCGATAGTTTTTTGAGTACAGCCGTGGCCGGTTGCGAATTCGTCAACCAAGTGGATTGCGTTAGCGTCAATGTCGAGTTGTACGTGATATGCCATGTTATAGTCCTTTTGTTGTGATTCTATAAGACTAATATACATCATTTAAGAACGAATGTCAACAGTTATTTTAGCTTTTTTTAACTTTTTTTGGGTTTGGGCAATTATTATCAGGGTGTACCCAAAACCTAGGTGCATTCATGTGATAATATTGACTGATCTCTTTTGGTGCTCTGTATTCGCATATTTTTACAAAAGCATTTCTGCCTTGTATCCACATGTGTGTATAGAAAACACCAGTAAGAGTTAATGATAGCATTTCTTTTTCCTGAATATATTGACTCATAATAATAAATCATCATATTCATATCGAAATAACTACTTTTATTTATACTTTGTAAATTTCTTTGTATTTTTTTCTAACTGATATAAAATGTCCGAGATAATCAAACGTGTTTACTTTAAATACTTGTGGTTCTGATCCATCGACAGCAATAAGGATTACCGCTTGCTTGATTGGAATTCCCGTACGTTCTAAGAATGCAGCAGCGTAAAAACACGCTTGCATAAAGTAGCCTTCGATCCACTCTTCTTTCTTTGGTTTACGTGATGTTTTATAATCGATTATTGATAGCACACCATCGTATTCAGCAATACAGTCAACTTGACCGGCTGTTTTAAGTTTATCACTATAGAGGAATACTTCTTGCATCCAGATATTATCTAGATGGCCATCGATGACTTGTCGCAAATCGTTAAATGAATTAATATTGGCTGGCATATGTTTGCCTTTCCAATCTTCTTCATTGTTTACATAATCTTCTGCGAGCTTGTGAACTGCTGTGCCTCGAGTTGAAGCTTGTCGAGAAATCTTGTTTGCTTCCTCTTCACCAACCCGAGCACGCCATTCCATAATACCTTGCTTTGAAAGCATTGACAAAACAGTAGTAATCGAAGGATACGCATTCCCATCAGGAGTAAAGTACTTTCTACCAGCTTCTGTTGTTTTGCGTGTTAGTGTTGGTAATACTACACCGTGTTTTACATGATTAAACATAATATATCCTATTTGTATCTTATAGCTTACATTATATCACACAACAAACAAAATGTCAACGGTTTACTCTACTAAATCCCAAGGCATCCCAGTAGATGATGTTGGGTTCTTATCAGCTTCAATCCGTGCAGCCAATGAAGCCTCAGTGGTGTCTTT